AGGCGGTTTGCCGGTAAGGGGGGGAGAACTGCCTCTCGAGAGGCAGTGGTCCCCCAAAAGTGGCAAAATGGCCAATTCTAGGCCCCAGGAGGTTCAATTGAACCTTCCGACCCCTGCCTCTTTTTCCGCTAAGTCATTGATATTATTGGTCGGGGAGAGAGGATTCGAACCTCCGGCCCCTGCCTCCCGAATGCAGGGGCCTAAGCGTAACTAATTGACATTAAACGATTCTTAATGTCACAAAATGCTCAAAAGTGACGTTTTGTTCACTTCACGTTCACGGTTTCGGGTTCAACTGAACCTCCGACCCCTGCCTCTTTTGCGTTTTCGCGCTCAACAAAGGGTCCGTATAAATGACATGCGGGGGTGTTCGTCGCAGTCCGCTGCGGCGCGCAAAACCATCACAAAGTGTGGGACGCGGGGGTGGGGAAACAGCGACGCGCTTTCCCCACTTGCAGTTTAGTCCACCTCAAGCGCCCGTGCTGCGCCGCGCAGATAGTCTGGGCTGAAACGCGCGTATATTTTTCGCGTCGTCTCGAGGCTGTCGTGGCCAAGATACTGCGCGATCTCCGCCATTGGCACGCCGGCCTCCGCCATCCAGACGGCGGCGCTGTGCCGCAGGACGTGCGGCGTTACATCCTCCAGCCCCGCCCGCTGGACAGCCCTGGCGAACGACTTCTTGATGTCGAGCACCGGCTTGCCGGCAAACTCGATGACGTGATGCGTCATCGCGACCTGCTTGGCAACGACCAGCGCTCGCTGTGCTCCCGGCGTCATCGGCAGCACCGCTCGCCCCTTGTTTTTCGTCCCGATGCCGAGGTCGATCCGCTGGCGTGGGAAGTCGATCTGAGGCCACGTCAGCTGCAACAGCGCTGTTTTGCGCGCGCCGGTGGCAATTGCTAGCTCCAGGAAAAGATAGAGGTGAGGCGTTGAGACGGCGGCGTCTCGGAGCGCGCGGTATTCGCCCTTGGTGATATGACGGTGCCGGGGTGCCGGCGGCGCAGGTAGTTCGAAGATCGCGCTTTTATCTGTTGCATGCGCTCGGACGGCGCTGCGCAGGTCGGTGATCTCGCGCCGGATCGTGCCGTCCTGTACGGCCTCGCGCCGCAGGGCGATATACTCGCGACATAGCTCGGGGCAGATCTGATCAGGCCGGAGAGCGCCCCAGAAGGGCCGCAGCGCTTTGTACGAATACCGGGCACGCTCACGATCGCCGGCGGCGATATAGGCCTCCATGACCGCCGCGATGGTATCCTCGCGCGGTCGAGCCGCCTGCGCTCTCAAGTCCGCGAGGCGCTGCTCGGCAATGTCACGATCCTCAGTGCGGAGCGAGACGCGTCTGGTCTGGCCGCTCTCTCGCCAGACTGCGCACCATTTACCTCGGAAGAGCTTGAGCCGCATTGTTCGTGGTCCGTTATGGCCTGCAATGTCACACGATGATGCCGCCCGACGCGGAAGGCGCGCAACTGTTTCCGCTTGATCATCCTCCTGATGCTGCTAAGCGGCACCCCCCATCGCTCCGCCAATTGGCCGACCGTAAAAATTTCCTGGTTCATTTTTCCTCCAATATCACCCTGCCCGCTTTGGCGGCTTGATCAAGGCGCGGGTTCAGATCGAGTGGCTCGTCTCCAGTGCTGACGCCACGCATATCGGAGATCGCGATCGTCATTAGTCTCGAGACCCCAGTCGCTTTCCTTAAATGCGGTCACCGTGGCGCTCGTCGACCAAGGATCATGGATAACCAATTGCCCATCTTTGTCGCGGTAGCATGTTTCGGGCACTATCTGGTCGTGCAGGTCGCAGCAGTCCTCGCACATCAGGCAAAGATCAAAAGCCTCGTCATCCTGCGGTATCCGCCACAAGTGCTCGGCATGAAAATAGCCGAAGCGCTCCAAAATATCCTCGCGCTGCTGCTTGCAGAGCCGCTCCGCCCTCACAACGCGAGGGTCGACCCAAAACTCGCTCCAAGGCAGATCGCGCGCGGCGTGGACGGCCTGCGTCAATGCAACGGGCAGGTGCTTTTTGATGTCCTCAATTTCCTGTAAAAGCCATTTAGGGTCGCGTTTGTAAGATGGCGCGATCCATTGATGATCCGCTACAAACTGTAGCGTCTCACGGGCTAAACAACGCCTTTTATGATCAGGTAAATTTACCATCATCTATAACCCGATGGCACGCCGCTTGTCACGGCTCCCACAATATTACTCTCCTCGGCATCGCCCCGGCAACACTCGTCAATAACCTGATCGAGCTTGACCCAGACCAAGACCCAGACCAAGACCAAGACCCAGACCAAGACCTAGACCTAGACCAAGACCTAGACCAAGACCAAGACCGAAACCCATAACTAGACCCAGACCTAGACATAGACATAGACCTAGGCCCAGACCAAGACTTAAACCCAGGCATAGACCTAGATCTATATCGTGCAGCGGTCATGACTTGTTCATGACTCCGAAACTTTCGATGGCCTGCACCTGGACATACCAAGCATCTACACCGAGGGGTTGGGCGTCTTTCCACTGCGGCGCGGAAAACTCACCTGTCTCATAGACGATCATCGCGTTATTTAGTTTGACGCAGGTCCTATTCGCCCCTACCAGCTTCCCGGTGTAGATGTACACGCCACACCATAGAGTAACAGTTTGTCCCAGAAGGCATTCGAGACCCTCGTTCTCAACGTCGTTTACCAGCACTTTCATTTTCCTTCTCCTTTTAGAAAGCGGTCATTTTTTTACGGCTACCACAACATCACCCCGCCCGCTCGCCCTGACAGCATTCATCTATAACCCGGTGGCACGCAGCGCATTGGCTATGCCCGGCGACCCAGACTAGTTGCGGCACCGCGCCCTCCTCGGCCCATGCACCGCAGCGCGTGCAATAGATCTGCTCGCGCGGATCGGGCTCTGGCTCCGAGCGTTTACCGTCGATCGCCTGCGGGCGGTTGACATGCAAATGCTTGGCGATCGGGTTTTTCATCAGGCTCACTCAAAGTGGCGCGCGGCTCCAGCCACTACCGCGCGCCTAACCGGGCAGAGAGGGATGCAAACGCCCTTGGCTGGCCGGCATTCCTCAAAACGGCACGAGCCAGAGCGCCGCTACAAAAGCGCTCGAAATAAAGGCCCAGCCGATCACGTCTCCGATCGCGCGCATCAGAACGGCATCTCGTCATTGAGGTCGTCGCTGACCGGCGCTTGCCAGTCCCGGCTCCCGCCACCGTCTCCGCCGCCGCCCGCGCTCTTTGCGTCGAGCATGGTGAGTTCGCCGCGATAGCGCTGGAGCACGATCTCCGTTGTGTATTTTTCCTGGCCCTGCTGGTCGGTCCATTTCCGGGTCTGCAACTGGCCCTCGAGATAGACCGAGGAGCCCTTGCGCAGATACTTCTCGGCGACGTCGGCGAGGCGATCATTGAAGATCACGACGCGATGCCATTCGGTCTTCTCCTTCATCTCCCCGCTGGCCCTGTCCCTCCACCGCTCTGACGTGGCGAGGGACATATTCACGACCCGGTCGCCTGAGTTCATGGTGCGGACTTCTGGGTCTCGGCCTAGATGGCCGATAAGAGTAACTTTATTGAGCGACGGCATTATGCGGCCTCCTTTTGGCTGAGTTTATTTCGGGTCTCGTTGTAGACGCGCTGAAGCTCGGCGATCTGCGCGTCGGTCAAGCGCTCGTATTCCGGGTCGTCTTTGAGCGCAGCGCCGTTGGCTTTCAGTGCCTCGACGGTCATCGCGCTGCGGAGGCGCTCGGACCAAGTCTGGACGGTGCCGCTATGCGCGACCGATCCGATCGCGTCGGCAATAGCCGATGCCTGCTCTTGTCTGGTCGGCGGCGGCACGGGCGACAACGCGTCATCCGGTGGGATCTCTCCATCTGAATAGAAGAAACCGTGCAAGTTGACTGCGCGAAGCACAGCCCTATCAGTGGCGCGCTTGGTGGCCATGGCCACGGGATATGAGTTCTTATTGTTGCCCGGCGCGGCCTCGCCCCATGAGATGTACTGAATGCCGTCTTTGACGACGACAGCCTTGGCGATGGCTGCGTTTTTCTCCGGCCAGTATTGCACGTCGAGATCGACCATCTGGATCGCCTGCGCGCCTGCCAGCAACTCGATGTAGCGGTGCTTGATGATCCTCATCCCCGACTGTTTGTGCAGCCACACCGCGTCCTGGATGTTGCTGCCCGGCGGCAGCAGGTCGAGCAGGCGGCGGTCGTCGCTACTTAAAGGCTTGTTCATCAGCTTCCTCCTTGGTGAGCTTGATGGTCCGGCGCTTGCCGGTGTTGATAAGATCGACGCCGTGGCCGTGCGTCGAGCGAGCGTCAGCGGGCGCAAGATCCTTGAGTGCTTTGTCCGCGGCTTTGTGTTGAGCGGCGGCCTCGCGCGTGGCGATGTAGGTGCCGGCCGCGTCGGCCCAAGCATTGCTTGCGGTCATGTCCACGACGCGGTGCGGGACGGGCGGCGGCGGTGTGTCCGCCGGCGGCTCAAAATACGCCGGATCTGGCGGCGTATCCTCAACGAGACAGCGATGGAAATTGCGGTACAAGCGCAAAAGCTCGCTGGCATAGCCCTCGTCGATGTCGACGATGAAGCGCGCCCACTTGTGGTTGCCGAAGAACACCGAAAGCTCGCCGGTTTTAACCTCGCGCCCAGTCGCGGCGGCGGCGCACAGGGCTTGGACGTGGATCTGCGGTGTGTACGTCTCAAGCAAGCGCGGCTCGAACGCATCGCCACCGGTATGCTTGAAGTCGATCACGACGAGGCTGCCGTCATCGGCATCCCGTACATCGTCAGGATGCGCGACGAGCCAGTCATAGTCTGGGTGGGTGTATTCCTGCTCGCAACCGACCGTGGCGAGGCCTGTCTCTTGCGCGTACCACCGCCTGTTGAGCGGCTCGGTGAACAGACCCATCTGAACGCGCAAAACGCGGCTTAGGTCTTCCCGCTCTTTCCGGCCCGTCATCTCTAGCCAGAGGTCAAGCGGCCCGCCTGGGCGCAGCAGCATATACGCTTTGCTCGCGCCAAGCTGATGCTTGGGAAAGTCACGCTGCATCGTCGAGGCCCTCAACGATCTCGGTGGCGCGAGCGAGGAAGTCGACCGCGTCCAGCGCGGCGGCGATGTCGGCGTCGCCTTCATGCCTGACGAATGCTTTAACGAGTGCGACGCGCAGCTCCATCGCCTGCGCCGGGTCCAGTGCGAGGCGCGCGTCAAGCCGCTGCATGACGAGCCTCCTCGATCGCGCGGAGATCTGCCTCCATTTCCGCGTCGCGGATCAGTTGCTCGGCGGCTTCCCGCTCGACGCCGGCAGCAGCGAGGTCAGCCGCGAACTCGTTGCGGAGCAGCCGATGGTTGGCAGTTATGTATTGATCGTGGTGCATTGCGTTCCTCCCTGTCAGGAGAAACTATCTGAACGTGGACGTTATGTCCACAAAAAATGACTGTGAAAATTCTATACCGTTCGAATGATGTAAATGACGCGTCCGATGATCTCGATATTTTGCCCGTTGTCGTAAATTGTTTGATGGGAAGGATCGGTGCTCGCTGGCTCTAATCGACGCGGTCCCTCGGTGTCGCGATAGCGCTTGAAGGTGGTCTCGGCCCCCCGGCGCGCCACGACTAGCGTTTTATCGACGGGGAAGGTCTGAGAGTAATCGACCACTATGACCGAGCCTTGCGGTGCCTCTCGATCCATTGAGGTCCCGACGACGCGAAGCGCGACAAGCGTTGAAGAACTCGACGGGACCGGCACATTTTCGCCATATTCTGCCTCGGCCTCCGCGAAATTACTGGCTGAAGCCCAGGACACTATGGAGACCATGCGGACAGATGGAAGTGGCGCTGAGATATTGCTGCTTGGCGCTTGCCCCCCCGCCAAAAGGTAGATGTCACTCACTCGGAAGGCCGCCGCGTAGGCCTTGACCTGGGCGATCGACGGGTTGCGCTTGGCGCTCTCGTGCGCCTGATAGGTGGCGTACGGAATATTAAGCGCCTCGGCTGCGTGCCGAGCGCTTCTAAAGCCCGCAGCGATCCGCGCCAGCTTTAGCCGCTTGTGTAGATCGGGCTGCATGGTCGTGGCGTTGTAGACTGTCCATATGAAATGGTCAAGCGGGAGGGGAGGGTTTCAATTTTTGTGGACATATAGTGCTTAAATAAGCTATATGTCGATCATGGATGTCGACACGCTCATCAAACAGCTTGGGGGCGGCAGCTTTATCGCCCGCCGTCTCAATAAGCGGCGCACCGCGATCTCGAACTGGAAGCGCGTTGGGCTGCCCCAGAAGATCAGTGTGCGCGCGGCGCTTCTTCAGATGGCTGAAGAGACGGCAATGTCGGCGGAAGATCGAGCGGCGATCCGCGACTACCTCAAAGGGCCGCTGCGGTGAGCTTCGCGCGGGACGACGCCTGGCAGCGAGACCTACGCGACCGGGTCATCGTTCCGTTTTATCAGGAGAGGACGCGTGGTCGGTTCGTGCTGCTGGACGGGCCTGGGCTGGCGAGGGAACTCCAGAGGCAGCACGGTGTTGACGCGCTCCTGCAAGCCTCCGATGGTCGCGCGATCGCCATCGAAGAGAAATTAGTCCGCTGGCCAGCGCGGGGTCACGCGTACACCAGCTTCGTCCTGGAGACGGCTTCGAATATCAACGCCGGTCGCGAGCGTGACGGGTGGATGCGGACATCAAGCGCGGACTATCTGCTTTACGGGTTCCAGCAGCCGGACGGGACCGTTGACGCTTACCTGATCGACTTTCCGGCTTTGCGGCGCTGGTTCGAGCCGCTGGAGGAGACGTTCGCGACGTTTGAGACGCGTAGCACGCCCGACAGCCCAAACAGGTCTGTGGGCCGCGTCGTGCCGATCGCCGACGTTATGCGGAATGTAACGGCCTGGAAGATCGAACTGGGCCGGGGGGCTCAACCATGAGTGCGCGCGAGAAAGCTGCCGGGACGCGGTCAGAGATCAAGGTCCGCGACCTGCTGCCGAGTGAATGGAGCGCTGTGCGCGTCGATCGCCGAGCGGGTCAGCTCGGTGCCGAGACCAGCCACGATCTTGAGGCAACGATCGCCGGTCGAACGGTCGCGATCGAGGTCAAGCGGCGGCGCGGCGGCGACAAGCAGCTCCGAGCATGGATGCCGCCGGCGGGCATCGTTGTGACGGACGAGCCGCGCGCTGAGCCGGTCGTGCACATGCCTATTTCGACGTTCATAGAGCTTGCGGGGGGCGGAAATGACTGAGGGCACGAGCGAGATCGTGCGCGCGATCCGCGATGACCGAGAGCTGAGCCTGACCCCGGTCGAGCAGCTGGTGCTGATCTATATCGCGTCGCGACTGCCGAACGCCTATCCGAGCCAGCAGACGCTCGCCGATGAGATCGGCGTGGACGCAAGGACGATCCGGCGTGCTATTCGGCGGCTGATCCAGGTCGGTGTTTTGACCGCGCGACCGATGGTGAGCGGCGGCGTCAATGTGTATCAGATACACCTCGATGGCGAGGTGACCCCAGGACACCAGTGTCCTACCCCCCCGGACACCCATGTCCTACCCCCCAGGACACCCATGTCCTACCCCCCAGGACACCAGTGTCCTCCTAAGACCCCCTTTAAGACCCCAACTAAGACCAAAACTAAGACCAAAGAACTCTCGTCGTTTCACGACGATATTGAGACTGCTTTCGATGCTTGGAACACGATGGCCGAGCGAGCCGGTCTCCCGACCGTGCAGCTGCGCAGCGACGCTCGCAAGAAAACGCTCTCAAAACGACTTGGAGACGCCGGAGGCCTAGAGGGCTGGCTGGCCGCTCTCGACAAGGTAGAGCGCTCGCCATTCCTGCGCGGCGAGCGCGGGTCATGGAAGGCAAGCTTTGAATTTGTCTCAAAGGCCGCGAATTTCGCGAAGATTATGGAGGGAAATTATGACGACGACAAACGTGGTCCCAATGCGGGACGCAAGCCAACTAACAGCCCGGCAATGGGATCGGCAATGCGAGCTTACCTTGCTGTCATGGCCAGGCCTGACGATGGAAGTCCAGAGCCGGACGGGCCCGGATGGCCAGATGGATCTCGGCAGCTTGAAAGTTACGATCGGGGCGGAAGCGGATCTAGCGGCGCTGCGCGAGGTGGTCGAGCAAGCCTGCCTGCCGGCAAGCAGAGAGGCGATCGTGATGGCGGTGACCAAGCTCGCGCTGATCACGGCGCACTCGGAGAAATGGGACAAGTACAAGTTGTCGGTCTACGCCGAGGTGCTGGCTGAATATCCAGGCGACGCCGTCCTAGAAACGCTGCGGAACTGGATAAGGCGAGGCGAGAAATGGATGCCGACCGTGCCAGATCTGATCGACAGCATCAGGATCAAGGCTCGTAAGCGGCTCGCCGTGCGCGAGGCGGTGGAGCGCGAGACCGAGCGGCGCGTGCTGAGGGAGATGGGCTGATGGCGAAGAAAAGCACAACAACTGTTGACCTGGAGGCGCTCGCGAAATTGCTTCGCGACCTTGAGCAGCCGTGTCCGGCGTGCCGATGGCAGGACTGTGACTGGACGGTGCAGTCCACCGATGCAGACCTGATGCGCGCCGATTACCGGGACCGTGCTGCGCGCGTCCTCGACTTTTTGGAGCTGGACCATGCGTGACCCGATCGTCCAGCAGCTGATCGATCAGCACCTCCAGCGCGCTGAGGAAGGCCGCCGGCGTTTCGGCGGCACGATGGATCAGAACACGATGCCGCCGATCCAGCTGATTAAAGAGGCGATAGAGGAAGCGATGGACCTCTGTGTGTATTTGCAGGCAGCGGTCGTCAAGCTGGAGGCCGCTGATCGGGCAAAGGCCTGGAAGCCGCCGGCGGATCTGGAGCGGCTGATCGGTGTCGTCTCTGACTACTATCAGGTTTCGGAGGCGTTGCTGCGCGGTTACAGCAGGAGCGCTGATATAGCGCTGCCTCGACACGTCGCGATCCATCTCGGCAGGACGCGGCTCGGCTTGACCTACGAGGTTCTGGGGGCGGCGTTCAAGCGCGATCGCACGTCCGTCATGCACGCGTGTCGGCGGATCGAGGACCGTTTGCTTTGGCAGGAGGAGCGAGGGCAAACCGATCTGGCGGAGGACATCGAGGCGATCTCGGACCAATTGGAATGGCGCTGGTGAGAAGGTGGCTCCCGATCGCGATGCAAGACTTGAGCGGCAATGGTGACGTGTCGTGGCGGGCGATCACTGACGCGCCCATGACGATCGCGGAGGCTCGTCGCGCATATGACGCTGGAACGCACGAGATGGCTCAGCGTCGGGCGGGGAGCGGGATGCAGCTGGTGATCATTGAGCGCCGGCAGAGGTGCCGGCCTCGTCACTACTTCGCGGAGCGACGCGGCGAGAAGTTCGACCTATGGCTAAAACAAGAAACCCGCTAGATCCGCCTCCGCTCCTGATCGAGACGCCGGAGCGCCGCCAGCATTCTCCCGTCGTCGATCAGGCTATGCGTCCGAAAGCCGGGAAGGCGGTCGAGACGGTGCGCAGGGTGCTGTTCGAGCACCCACTCGACGTAATGCTACACCGAGCTTTGCTGACCGACCCGCAGCATGCCGCCGGGATCAAGGTCCGGCAGTACGCCGAGCTTGCTCAGCTGCGGTCACGCGTCACGTCCCGCTACGATCAGAGCGCTGGCATCGCGGCCGGCCCGGAAGCGGAGGCTCATGCGCGGGAGATGCTGCGCGAGGCTCTGCAACCGCTCGACGCCAGGGAGCGCAGCGTGGTGCTGGGATGCTGCGCGCACGGCGAGTGGCCGGGGGTGTGGGCGTTACGGCGGCATTGGCCGACCGAAAAGCGGACGCCGATCGAGGCTCTGCGCAGCGGGCTGTCAGACATCGCCGTCCGGTGGCGGATCACCTAGCCATGCGGCGCGCTGCTCCGGCGTCATGATCTCCAGAGCGTCGATCAGGGCGGTCAAATTGCGGCTGCTATTCGCGGAAGCCTTGGCGACGGCGCGCCATGTCACGCCGAGCCGCTGCGCCAGCTGCTTGGCCGTGATGTCCAGCGCCTGCAGGCGCATTGTGAGGTCATGTCTTGTCATGTCGGTAGATATAAGCGCGCGCAGAAAAATGTCAAAAAAGTTCATGTATCTCTCTTGATAATGCCCCAAAAGTTCATATATACAGTGTGTCAACAGGGGCGGGAAGGCCCGACCCAGTAAGGGAGAAAACCATGAAGACGCTGCAAGATCTTATCGCCGATACCTACGCGGCTGACGAAACGACGTTTTATGTCTTCTGCGATGGCGGCAACGGCTCCAGCTTTGGCCAAGCCGGGCAGACGGTGACATACGACAAGGAGGACGCGGAAGCCTACGGCCATCTCGTCATGCGCCCGACCGCCGCTCACCGGGCGGACGATGGCACCGCATGCGCTTACGCGAGCGAGTGGGTCGATGGCGAGAACGGCTATCGGTTTCAGGTGCGTTTCTGACCCCGCCCCCAGTAAGGGAGAAAGACCATGAAAACCATCACAATCAACAACAAGCAGCACCACATTTCCGCAGCTTTAGAGCGCGCCATCATGCGAGCCAGCGTTGCCGGTCCGCTTGCCATCAGCGACTTTGAGGAAGGCGTCGGGCGCAACCGCAAAAACCCTGTCGCCGCAGCGCGCAATTTGGCGGAGCAAACGGCTGGCGCACTGACCGTTGCCCTCGTTTGGCGGGCGTCGTCGAAGATCCCCGCGAGGTGCTTAAAAGCGCGGCCTCGCGTGCAAAAGTGGATATTGCCGAACACGCGCCGGATCAACCTCGTGCTCAAGAAGCTGCGCGCGGCGGGCGAAAAGTCGTAACCTTTGGGAGGATGACATGAGCAATTTTGCGATCGCCGAATTTAACGAATACCGCACCGTCGCGGATCTTTTGTGGCATGCTCGCAAGCGCGCCGACGAGGCCGTGACAGCTTTTGGCTACACGCAAGGCCGACCCGGCATCTGCTTCGATGATGTCGCGCGCCAACTGGAGGACATGCTCGCGGATCTACAGCCGACGATCGATCGCTTGGCGGAGGATACCGCCGAGGACTAGATGCTGTTGACAGCTCGGATCTCGAACTGTATCTTGTGTTTATCTCTATAACTCCGATGAAGCCCTGGCCCCGCCGGGGCTTTGTCGTTTGTGGGGATGGTAGCCAGATCCGCCTGCTAAGAATGGTGGGTCGGTCCTTTCTTGGTGCTGACGTGAAAGCCCCGATCCTCCTGCAAAAAATACTGGGTCGGGACTTTGAAATTAAAGCCCCGATCCGCTGCCAAAAAATACTGGGTCGGGGCTTTTTCCTTTTGAAAGCCTAAACATGCCTGAGCCCTCTTTTTTTGACCTGCCGGAAGCGCAGGTTGGGGAGGCGCGCGTCATGCTGCGGGAGACGAGTCAGGGCCGGGTGGACGTGATCATATTCGCGTCTTTCGAGAGCGCGGCGGAGGCCGAGGCCTGGGTGGACGGTATCCTGCCAGAGCCGGTGTATCACTGATGGCAGGGAAGTCGGCAAAGCCGATCGCCAGGACGACGAAAGGCAAAGGCCGTCACTATCTGCCAGCCAGCCAGGGCGCGGGCATGACTGCCGCTGGCCGGCGAGCGTACAACGCGAAAAACAAGGCCAACCTCAAGCCGCCGGTGACCGGCAAGAAGCCGTCGAAAGCTGACGCGGCGCGGCGCAAGTCATTTTGCGCGCGGATGGGTGGCGTTGTGAAAAACGCAAAAGGGCCGGCGACGAGGGCGCGGGCGTCGATGAGAAGGTGGAAGTGCTGATGGCTGAAGGCCTGCTAGCTCGGCTCGCGCAGAAGGAGCCTGGACGCATCTATGGCGGCCTTTTGCCCTTTTCGCGCCCAGATACCGACTACATGTCAGGGCCAGAGCAGCCGCAGAAGTACGCTTTCGCGCCGCGTATAGACTTTGCGGCGGGCATTCCCGGCGATGTCTTAAGGGCTCTTGATATTGCGGGCCGGGCCACGTCAGGCGAGATGGTCACGCCAAGGCAGGCCAATGAAGTCGCGATGACGATGATGGGCGGCTCGGCATTTGGCCGCGTCCCGGCTGGCGCACTCGCCACGGGGTTGATGGCGCGAGGCCCCGGCGCGAGTAAAGATGCGCGTTTCTGGCACCCCGTTGGGGGCGGCAAGAAGCTTTCTCGACCTGTTGAGGAAATGACATCGGAAGTCGCGCCGCTCAACAACATGGTCGATCGTCGCGCTTTGGATATAGCTGAAATGCAAGGCGGCGTCCTTATCCCCGCTATTGGTGATCGAAGCGCGGCGGGGGGGCTCTTGTCGCGCGTAAACGAAACAAATTTGTCGGAAGCGGTAAAGCTAGAAGGCGGCCCAAATTTTATGAGAACGCACGCGCCTTACAATGAGGCATGGGCGTCAGACAAGGGCGTAGTGACATCGTTGGGAAGACGGGTGCGCAATGCGGCGAAGGATGGAGCGGACGTTTTCCTAGCATATAGCCCAATGGCCCACACGACGCTAGACTTCAACACCATGATGAGCGACGCGCTAGTCGCGCAATTGAGCGGTGCAAAAATAACAAAGAAAGCCAAGGCCGAATTTGATCGGAAAATAAAACAAAAATATCCAAGTTGGCCTGGAATAGATGATGCCAAGGTCGGTGCTTTCTTGCGGTCGTCGGATGGGCTCACTAGAACCGCGATAGTGCGCGAGATGGACAAGCCAAAATGGCGGAGCGCGGGCTTCCCAGACGTGGCCGCAACGCGCAAGGCAATTACGGAGCCCGGCTTGTTGGATGCGGACTTGAACGCGTCGGGCTATGCGGTGGCAAAGATGGACCCAACTGGGCGTTCGGTATCCGCTCCTCTTGCTCCGCATTCAACGTACAACGCGCATTTGGCGGGAGAATACATCGGGGGTCTAGCGGCTCCTGTCCCCCGAGAAATTCTTTTTCGAGACTTTTTCAAAGAGCGCTTTGCTAATAGGCCGCCCAACTTTAACCCTGCAAACACTGGAGACAACAGGGCGTTCATGATGAGCAATGTCGAGCAGCCTGTCGATCAAGAGCTTGTTGATGCTGTGTCTACTTACCTTCGACAGAATCCCCAATAGCGCGGCCATATTCGGTGAGGGTCACCCCTGCCATGTCGCAGGCGCTGCTTTCTACTAATTGGCAAAGCGCTTCGAGTTCCGCGTCGAATGTGCCGGGCTCTGTTGTTTGTGCGTGCATGACGGCGCGGGTGAGGGCGTCGCTTAGTCTTCCTGCCAATTCTGGATCAAGTTTAGGCGAAGCGGTGGACATTCGTTCCTCCAAAACAACGAAGCTGACAGTACCCAAAAAACAACACTACTAAAAGGCTTGATATGGGACGCCGGGCGCATGAGCCGACGGACGAAGCGCGGCGCGTGGTCTGGGAGATGACCGCGTTTGGCATCCCGCAAGAGCGGGTGGCGCATGCGCTGGGCATAGATCGCTCAACGCTGCTCAAATACTACCGCGAGGAGCTTGATAGCGCTGCTGACGCGGCTGTGACCAACGTCGCGCGCAACCTGTACGCAAAGGCGATCGGCGACGGTCGCGAAGCAATGACTGCAGCGATCTTCTTCTTGAAAACGCGCGGCAAGTGGTCTGAACGGGACAAGGACGATCGACAAGGTGGGAATGCCGGCACGCTCACGATCCGATGGGAGGACGACCGAGATCGTCCTACCGTATCGACCGAGGGCGGCGCAGAGTGACCTGCATCATGCGCTCAAGCGCTTTAGCGTTTTGGTCTGCCATCGCCGCTTTGGCAAAACGACGTTTGCGGTAAACCATGCGCTGCGAGCGCTGTTCTCGGCGGGACAGCCGGGTCGGCGCTATGCGATCGTGCTGCCGCTCTACCGGCAGGCCAAGCAAGTCGCTTGGGACATGCTGAAGGACTACAGCCGCTGCGTCCCGATAGCGACCTACAATGAGGCAGAGCTTCGCGCCGACTTTGGAGACATTGGGCGCATCCAGCTGTTTGGCGGCGATAACCCTGACACGCTGCGGGGCCAGGGCTTCGACGGCGTGGTGATGGACGAGGTCGCGCAGATGGACCCGCGGCTCTGGGGCGAGGTGATCCGCCCGGCGCTGGTCGATCGCAAGGGCTGGGCGATCTTTCTCGGCACGCCGAGAGGGCGGAATGCTTTCTACGACCTGGTGCAGCAGGCCGAGGAGGACGACACCGGCGAGTGGATGGTCGCGATCCGCAAGGCGTCCGAGACCGAGATCGTTCCGAAAGATGAGCTGCACGCGGCCAAGCGCCAGCTGACGCGAGAGCAGTATCTGCAAGAGTTCGAGTGCTCCTGGACCGCCAGCATTCGCGGGGCCTACTACGCCCGCGAGATGGAGGATCTGACCGAGGCCGGCAGGATCACGACGATCACGCCGCCGGGCGATGTCCTGGTGCATACGAGCTGGGATCTGGGGATCGGAGACGCAACAGCGATCGTCATGTGGGCGATCGTGGGCCGTGAGGTCTGGATCTTGGACTACTACGAGAACAGCGGTGTCGGCCTCGCTCACTACGTCGAGCATCTGAGGTCGCTGCCGTATCGCTACGGAAACCATTTTCTGCCGCACGACGTGCAGGCCCGCGAGCTTGGCACTGGGATCACGCGCCAGGAGACGCTCGAGCGCCTTGGGCTGCGGTGCGAGGTGCTGCCGCAGCAGCGCGTTGATGACGGCATCAATGCCGTTCGCAACCTTCTGCCGAGGACGTGGATCAGCTCGGAGAGATGCCAGCGTTTAGTTGAGGCGCTCCGACAGTATCGAGCGGCATGGGACGACAAACGACAGATGTACCGGGCGACGCCGGAGCGAGACTGGACGACGCACCCGGCTGACGCGGTGCGATACATGGCCATGGCGGTCGCCGAGGCCGAGGTGGACGTTGCCGGCTGGGCAAAGAAGCCTTCCAACGACACAGCTTGGATACGCTAGATGGTGATGATCGAAGAAACGGTGGAGATCGAGGAGGTCGGCGAAGAGCAGACCCCCGATGCGTCTACCGAAGACGAGCTGATCAATATCATCCAGGCCGAGGCCCAGGATGCGATCGGCTACGACACCGACACGATCGTCGAGCGCCGCGCGCTGAACTTGTCCCAGTACCTGGGCCAGCCGCAGGGCGACGAGCGGGCCGGCAGGAGCCAAGTGCTCGACCGGAGCGTGCTGGAGACCGTCGAGGCTCTGGTCCCGTATCTGCATCGGCTGGCGATCAGCGATGGCGTTGCGCAGTTTGAGCCGGTGGGCGATGGCGACGAAGAGGTTGCCGAGCAGGCAACGGATGTCGTTGACCATATCCTCACGAAAATGAACGACGGCCACCGGCTCGTGTCCACCTACATCAAGGATGGGCTGATCAGCGATGTCGGCGTGATCAAATGGTATTACGATACTTCGATCGAGGTGAAGATCGAGACGCTGTCTGGGCTGACCGACGAGGAGATGGCGCGGCTCGACATGGATGTCGAGGCCGATGTCGTGGAGCACACGGCGTATCCCGACCCTAACGGGGCGATGCTGCCGGTCCTCGATGAGCTTGGCCAGCCGGTGATCGACGCGATGGGCATGCCGGTCATGCAGCCGCTGATGTTGCACGACATCCGCCGGCGCATCCGCAAACCCAAAGACAAGATATGCGTTGAGAACGTCGCGCCCGAGCAGTTCGTGATCGACCGCAACGCGACCAGCCCGACCTTTGAGGACTGCCGCTTCATCGGTCACCGGGTGTTCAAGACGCGCTCCGAGCTTCGCGCGATGGGCTTTCCCGCTGACGTTGTGGACAGCCTGCCCTACGGCGACACCGAGTACAGCCTCAACCAGGACTACCTCGAGCGGTACGAGGACAGTGAGTACGACAACGATATGGGCGGCGAGGCCGGGGCGGAGAGCAACAGGCGCATTGAGGTGCTGGACTGTTACATCCGCGTTGATCTGGACGGCGACGGCATTGGTGAGATCCATCACTGCATGACGGCTGGGTTCCAGAATGCGATGGAGTTGCTCTATCACGAGGAGGTTGATCACATCCCGTTCGCGTGCTGGTCGCCGGTGCTGCTGCCTTACCGTGTCATTGGCCTCGGCGTCGCGTCATTGGCAAGCGAGAGCCAGCAAGTTCTGACGGCCCTGCAACGCTCTGTGCTGGACGCGACCTATCAAGGCGTCTCGCCGCGTCTGGCGGTCGTCGATAGCGAAGTCAATATGGACGACCTCTCGACCCAGGAGCCGGGCGGCATTGTCCGCACGAAAGGGCAAAACGTGATCACGCCGATCGGCACGCCGCTGGTCGGCACGCAGGTGCTGCCGGTGCTTGAGTATATGAACACCCTGCGAGCGGCGCGCACGGGCGTGACGCTGGACGGCATGGGCCTCGACCCGACGAGCTTGCAGAATGAGACGGCCACGGCGGCGGCGTTGCGCTTTGACGCGGCGACGGCTCGCACCGAGATGGTGGCGCGGAACTTGGCGGAATGCGGCATCAAGCCGCTGTTCAAGGGCCTATTGCAGACCTTCCTGCGGTATTTCGACGGCGAGTTCGTGTTTCGCCTGCGCGACAAAGTCGTGCGGGTCGACCCGAATGCGCTCAACGCCGACATGGACGTGACGGTGTCGGTTGGGCTCGCCGGCCATCGCGACAAGCAAACGGCGCTCTATCAGGGCATCCTGGCGATCCAGGAAAAGATCCTAACGACGGCTGGCCCGAACAACCCGCTTGTCGGCTTCGAGCAATACTACAACACGCTTGGCGAGCTTTTGCGGATCGCGGGCATCACGTCGCCGGCGCGGTATTTCAAGGACCCGGCAACGCAGCCGCCGCCGCCCCCGCCGCAGCCTGACCCGAATATTGAGCTGATCAAGGCGCAGGTGCAGATCGAGCGCGAGAAGCTGGAGCTTGAGCGCGAAAAACTGGCGTTTGAGGCCGAGGTGGACAGCGTCAAGATGGGCGCTGAGTTGCAGGCCGAGGCCGATCGCAAGGCCGCTGAGCTTGCGCTGCGTGAGCGCGAGGTGTCGCTCAAGGAGCGCGAGGCCGAGATGAAATACCAGATCGAGCAGGAAAAGCTGCGCATCCAGGCGGCGAAGGTTTGAGGCGACGGGCATCGGGCGCGAGGCCGCGTCAGAGAGACGTCCCCTGTCAAGCCTGCGGTCGGCTGATCGACCTAAACGTGCCCGGCCTGATCGTGCTGGGCGATGGAACCAACCTACACCTGCATTGCTACGAGGAGACCTGCCGTGCCGATGGTCGGGAAGAAGCACTACGCCTACACGGCGAAGGGGATGGCGAAGGCCAAGGCTGCCGCCAAGAAGGCCGGAAAGCCGGTGAAGTCCGGCAAGAAAAAGAAGGGCTGAAACTATGGTGATGTTCGGCGGCTACAACTACATGCCGGCTCCGTCGCAGGTCGATCCGCGCCTGCCGGTCTACAAGCCTCAGATGATGACGCTGCCCGGCGCGAAGCTGTCGAAGGACGATCAGCTCGCCAAGCAGAAGCAATTCGCTGGCGGCGTCCTGCAGGGCTATCAGTACCGGCCCCTGGCGCGGCCTGACCTGTTCGGCGTCAACCCGCAGGCGGCGATGAGTGGCACTGTACCGGACCCGGTACAGGGTGGCCGCTATCAAGGCCCAATGGGTCTGATGGCCGGCATGCCGATGCAGACGAGCCTTGTGGCCCCGGCTGGCGTGCTTGGGGGCGATCAGATCACGCCGATCCAGCCAGAGGGCACGTTCGTGCCCGATGACGGCACTGGCGCTACCGACGCGGGCGAGGAGCAGGGCAAGGGTGCGTATACGCTGCAGGATCTGATGCGCATAGAGCGCGCTTTGGGCCAAGCGAATTTTGGCAACCAAACCCCGATCTCGGTGTTCGAGCTGGTCAAGGACGCCGGCGGCGGGACTTACGACGTGGACTTCGGGAAGCCTTATACGGGCCTTCTGTTCGCCACTCGCAACGACGCCGGCGAGATGGTGGATACCGCCCAGCATCTGGGCAAGTCCGCAGCCATGTCGCAGGCGCTCTACGGCGCGCGAAGCATTGACGAGAGCAATTGATCTTGACGCCAGAGGAAGCTGACCTGCGCGCGGGTGATGCGCGCATGCTGCTGGAGCATCCATTGCTGCATAACGCGTTTGCCGATCTGACAGCCGCGTATCTGGACATGCTTCTCAAGACCGAGGACGAGCGCGGCGTGATGCGCCTGCGTGATGGTCTCAAGGTGATCGAGCAGGTCAAGGCGCAGCTGAAGTCGCATGTCGCGACGGGTCGGCTGCATGGCCGAGAGGCCAAGGAAATTAGAGGCAGACAGAGGTTTTTTTGATGAGCGACGCTACCGCAGAGATGGTCGACAACGATCTAGTCGATGACCCGATCGAGGACGAGGCGACTGTCGAGCGACGCCCTTTCGATACGATCGACGAGGCCGCGCAGGAGATGCGCCGCTTCTTCGAAAGCGATGAACAGCCGGCGGATGCCGGCGACGAGGCAGCGTTGGAAGACGCTGAAGAAGCTCCCGAACCAGCCGCCGCCGCTGAGCCGACCTTCGAGGTCGAGGTCAATGGCGAGATCCGGCAGGTGCCGCTGTCACAGTTAAAGGCAGCGTATACGGGCGGCGACGAGCAGCCGGTAGATCCGGCATTTACCGAAGCACAGATGCAGGCTCTAAGCCAGCACAGCCCTGAGCGGCAAGCGCAGGATCAGTGGGTCCAGCAGGTGCAAGCGTACCTGTCGAGCCCGATGCCTGAGCAGCCGGACCCTGCTCTGCGCGAGACTGATGTGATCGAGTACCTGACACAGAAGGACGCGTGGAGCCAGGAGCTTCTGGATCGCCAGCAGCTACAAGCGCAACTCGATGGCGTTGTGACCCAGCGTCGAACGGAGGCGCAACAGTTGCATCAGCGTTTGCTGGACACCGAGTGGAATGCGCTCACCAAGCATCACCCGGATCTGAAGGACCCCAACCGCTACAAGGCGTTCACCGCCGACATCCAAGAGGTAGCGCGTCATTACGGGTTCCGGGACCAGGAGATGTTGAATTGGTGGGACCACCGCCAGATCCGAATGGCGGCTGATGCGTTGAGGACCGTGCGCGCTCAAAGCGCCGCGCCAGATGTTGCGAAGCGGGTGGCAAGCAAGCCGCCGGTGATCTCGCAGGCTGGCCGCGCTGAGCCGGATGGGGCGCAGAAGCGAGCCTATAAGGAGGCCAGATCAAGACTTCGAAAGACCGGCAGCATGCGTGACGCGGCTGCTGTTTTCCGAAACTTTGTCTAAGAGGAGGCCACCATGGCTCTCATCACCAACGCCTTCACCACCTACTCGGCGGTGGGCAACCGGGAAGACCTAGTCGACAGCATTTACGACATCTCGCCGGTCGACACCCCGATCCTTTCATCGGTCGCTCAGACCAAGGCCACCGCCGTCAAGCACGAGTGGCAGACGGACAGCTTGTCTGCTAACACCACCGCTAACGTCCTGCTGGAAGGCGACGTCGTTTCGGCGCAGGCTTCCACGGCGACTTCGCGGGTCGAGAACTATTGCACGATCTCGTACAAGGCTCTGGCTGTGACCGGCACTCAAGACGCCGTCAGCCACGCGGGCCGGGCGTCCGAGCTTGCCTACCAGCTGGCCAAGCGCTCGCGCGAGATCAAGCGCGACATGGAGACCATCATCACCGCGAACCAGGGCTACAATGCTGGTAATGCGACCACCGCGCGCGAAAGCCGCGGCCTCGGCTCGTGGATCACCAGCAATGACAGCCGTGGCACGGGTGGCGCTGATGCCGCTTCCGCGACCGCTGGTGCGACTGACGGCACGCAGCGGGCCTTTACCGAGGCCATGCTGAAGTCGGTCATGCAGCAGGTCTTCGACAACGGCGGCGAGCCGGAACTGCTGACGGTTGGGAGCTTCAACAAGCAGACCGTCTCGGGGTTCACGGGTCGGTCGTCTGCGCGTCAGATGATCGCTGAGGATCGCATCCAGGGTGCGGCGTCGCTTTACGCGTCCGACTTTGGTGACCTCAAGGTGATCGCCAACCGCTTCCAGCGGGCTCGCGATGCGTTCGTGCTCTCGCCGGAATACGCGGCTGTTGCCTACCTGCGGCCTTTCGCGGTCGAGGAGCTTGCCAAGACCGGCGATGCGGAGAGCCGTTTCCTCCGCGCCGAGTGGACGCTTGAAGTCCGCAACGAAGCCGCTCATGGCGTCGTGGCTGACCTGACCACGTCCTAAGCGCGTTGAGGCGGGTTCTCCCAGCCCGCCGACCCCGCGGGGGCGGCTTGCCATTGCCGCCCCCGTTTCTTTTGGAGCTTCGATGTCCCACAAGCAGACGTTTCGCGAGGCTTTCTCGCCAACAGCTCGCAATGTCACGATCGTGGATGGCGACGACCTGCACATCGGCGTTGAGGTCGATGCCGGCGCGTTGCGCGAGAGCGCCAAGGCTCTGCGCGATCTGAACGATCACGAGCCGTTGCACAAGGACATGCGGCTGGCTGCGATCATCCCCGAGGATGTTCTGCAACGATCCTTCCAGGAGGGCTGGTTTAATGACCGACGCGCCTGGAAGCGCTGGGCCAACGATCCAGATCATCGCGACTTCCGCGTCTGGGAGGGTCAACTGTGAACGATCAGGGCATCAAGATCCTGGTGGCGGTCCCGAACACCGGCCACTTGGTCACGGCAACGGCGGTCTCGATCGCCGAGATGTTGCAACACTTTGAGGCGTCCAGCGCGCCCTTCGCCAAAGAGGCGCGGCTGATCGCGGCACAGGGCTCGATCCTGCCCGAGATCCGGCACAAGCTGGTCGCCGAGGCTTACGAGTACGGCGCGACGCACATGCTCTGGGTGGATAGCGACATGCGCTTTCCCAAGGACGCGCTGAACAGGCTGCTGAACCACGGCAAGCACGTCGTGGGGGTCAATTACGCCCGCAAGGAGCCCGAGGCTCGCCCGACCGCTTTGACGCTTGATGAGCGCCCTTTGAGCGCTGGCTCGACGGGGCTGATCGAGGTCGCGCATATGGGGTTTGGCCTAATGTTGGTCTCGATGAGCGCCTATGACGCGATCGACCTGCCGTTTTTCGCGTTCGAGCCGATACCGCCGACGAATGCTCGGTGCTACGGCGAGGATGTCACCTTTGGCCGCAAGCTGCGCAAGGCAGGCGTCAAGGTCTTTTGCGATGCCGATCTGAGCCGTCATGTCCAGCATATCGGCCCCTATTCCTACACCCTGGCCGCTGACGAGGCCGTCGAGCCTGACAAGCCGCAGCTGCAATTGGTGACGTAACATGGCCATCTCGACATACGCAGAATTGAAGACCGCCGTCGCGGAGTGGGGGAACCGCACTGATCTGACGACGCAGATCCCCGACTTTATCGCGCTTGCCGAGGAGCGGATCAACGCGAAGTTGCGTGTTCGCCAGATGGTCGCGCGCGCCACAACGGACGCCGCCGAGTATCTGGATCTGCCTGATGACTGGATCGAGGCTCGCGAGGTCAAGCTGACCAACAGCAAGACGACCGTGCTCGACTATTACAGCCCGATCGCGCTCGACAAGCAGTTTCCCTACGGCGGCGCTGGCCAGCCGAGCGGGTTCACGATCGTTGGCTCGCAGTTGCGCCTGATGCCGGCCCCGAGCGGGTCGATGACGGTCGAGATCGGCTACTACCAGCAGGTGCCGGCTTTGTCGGACAGCCAAACGCAAAACGCGGTGCTGACCGACTTCCCGCGCGTCTACCTCTACGGCTCGCTGGTCGAGATGCAGAACTATTTGATGGACGCGAAGACGTTGCAGCGTTTCGAGGCTCTGTTCGACGAGGCCGTTCGAGTGGCCAACACCGCGAATAAGTCATCGACGCATGCCGGCGGCAGCCTGCGCGTGACGCCTGGAGGAAATGTCGTATGACCACCTGGACAAACATTTCCGGCGGGAGCGCCATCAGCGAGTCCTTGGCTGATCAAGCGGCGACCAGCGCAACGGACGCGAGCAATAGCGCCACCTCGGCCTCCACCAGCGCGACTGCGGCGGAAGCGGCCAAGACTGGCGCTCAAGCGTCTGAAACGGCCAGCGCGGCCAGTGAGACCGCTGCGGCGGCTTCAGAGGCCGCTGCGGCCTCGTCGGAAACGGCGGCGGCGGCGAGTGAGGCGGCGGCGTCGTCCAGTGAGACGGCGGCGGCAAGCTCTGCCACTAGTGCAGGCACCTCGGCCACTAACGCAGCCACCTCCGCGAGCAATGCCAGTACCTCGGCTGCTAATGCGGCGACCTCGGAAAGCAACGCAGCCACATCTGAAAGCAATGCTTCCACTTCAGCCACTAATGCGGCGACCTCGGCGAGCGGCGCGGCTTCCAGTGCCACTGCGGCGGCTTCCAGTGCCACTGCTGCGGCGGCGAGCGAAACCGCTGCGGCGGCGAGCGAGACTGCTGCGGCGGCGAGTGAGACTGCTGCGGCCTCGTCGGAAACGGCGGCGGCTGCAAGCGAGAGCGCGGCTGCGGCCAGCGAGACTGCGGCGGCGGGCTCCGCCACCAGCGCCAGCTCCTCCGCCACTAGCGCCAGCACGTCAGCGTCAGGTGCCGCGACATCCGCGACGAACGCTGCCACCTCGGAGAGCAACGCCGCCACCTCGGAAAGCAACGCCTCTACCTCGGCAAGCAGCGCCGCCACCAGCGCGACGGCAGCGGCGGGGTCAGCCACATCGGCTTCAAATTCGGCTAGTAGCGCAGCCGCCGACCTAGCGACTTTCCAGGGCCAGTATCACGGCGCGTCAGCGACCGCTCCGACCACTGGCCTGGACACGGGGGATCTCTATTTCGACACCGTCGCGAACGCGATGAAGGTATACAACGGCTCCTCCTGGGTCGCTGCATATATCTCATCGGCTGGCATGCTGGCAGCAGCCAACAATTTGTCAGATGTCAGCTCAACCTCTGCCTCTAGGACCAACCTCGGCCTCGGCACGATAGCGACCCAAGCGGCCAATTCGGTGGCGATCACGGGCGGGTCGATCTCGGGCATCACTGATCTCGCGGTGGCTGACGGCGGCACGGGCGCTTCCACGGCTTCGGCGGCACGCACAAACCTGGGGCTGGTCATTGGCACGGACGTGCAGGCCTACGACGCTGGGCTAGCCGACATTGCTGGCTTGGCTGTTACTGACGGCAATGTGATCGTCGGCAACGGCAGCAATTGGGTGGCCGAAAGCGGGGCGACGGCGCGGACATCGCTTGGCCTGGGCACGATGGCAACACAGGCGGCGACCGGCGTGGACATCGACGGCGGCACCATTGACGGAGCCACCATCGGCGGCACAAGCGCGGGCGCGGTGACGGCGACGACGCTGACGGCGACGGACGCCTCCGTCATCAGCGCATCAAGCTCAAGCGACGCGCTCCGTATCACACAAACGGGCGCGGGCAATGCGCTAAAAGTTGAGGACAGCACAAACCCTGACAGTACGCCGTTTGTGGTTAATGCGAGCGGCAACGTCGGTATTGGTACTTCGTCACCTACGCACATGCTCACAGTGGGTGAGGATGGCAGCAACAACCCCGGTCAAATCTCTCTTGGAAGAGGCGGCTTGGAAGATGCAAAAATTTTCTTCACGCGAGCTGGAAACAACGACGCCGAGATAACTTATAATTCTGATGAAGATTTATATATCAAAAATAACTTTGCCGCTGGTGATGTGGTGTACAGCAACAACCTTGGTGAACATATTTTTAAATATGGCAGTGCTGGTGCGGCTGAAGCCATGCGCATCGATAGCAGCGGCAACGTGGGCATTGGTACTTCGTCACCCGCCCTTCCGCTTCACATATCTTCAGCCACACCTGCTATACGTCTCACTGATACTGACGATAATAGTGATGCTCAGGTGAGTGCCGCTGCGGGTGGACTGCTTGTTCTTGATGCCGACATTGGCAATGAAGTCGCTGGTACTGCCATCCTTTTCAGAGTTGATGGCGGCAGTGAAAAAATGCGTATCGACAGCAGCGGAAATGTCGGTATTGGTACAGCTTCTCCTGATGCAAAGCTCGGTGTATATTCCGGTTCTCTCGGCACAACGGATGGAGACCAATTAGAACTAGCAAGGTTTATCTCAGCGGCCAGTAATGGTAGTTATTTAAGAGTTTTCACAGAACGAGATGGTGATGGGACGAATTGGACTACCGCATTTACTCGTATTCAGCAACGTGTTGACACAACAGATCAAGGTTACATTCAATTTAATGGTGCTGATAATCTGTATGGAATAAGTATTGGTAATAATAACACTGAATACATGCGTATTGAAAATGGTGGCAACGTCGGCATCGGCACGTCATCCCCCGCCGCCGCGTTAGACGTATCCGGCACCGCCCGCGCCACGCAGGGTATGCCAATCATCACTGAGGCTGGCACCGCCAAGACCCTCGCTTTGACCGACAACGGCGGTTACGTCCGCACGACATCAGGGTCCGCTGTCACGATCACGGTGCCCCTCAACTCGTCTGTCGCGTTCCCGACTGGCGCGGAGATCGTTGTCTTTCAGGACGGCGCTGGGCTTGTGACATTTGCGGCCACGGGCGGCGTGACGATCAAGTCAAAGGACAGCAATTTGTCGCTCGGCGGGCAGTATTCCGCCGCCACGCTAAAAAAGGTGGCAACAGACACCTGGGATCTGATCGGGGATCTCGCTTAATGTTTGCGCGCGCGATGATGATAGGGGCGCAGGTAGCTGCGGCGGGCGGCGTTCCTTACAGCATTGACGTTCTGTCTGTCGCTGGTGGCGGCGGCGGTGGCGGCACCAATGGTGGGGATTATATGGCTGGCGGCGGCGGCGCTGGTGGCTATCGGTATGTGACCTCTCATTCCGTCAACACCGGGACCACTTACACGGTTACCGTTGGCGCGGGTGGCGCAGGTGGCGTTACCCGAAACCAAGGCGACAATGGCTCCGACAGTGTGTTCGACACCATCACGAGCGCCGGTGGCGGTGGGGGCGCTGCTGGGTCCGCAGGGGCCGGAGGCACAGCGGGCAGCAATGGTGGATCTGGCGGCGGCTCAGCCGCTAACGGCAGCGCTGGATCTGGCAACACGCCATCAACGTCTCCTTCCCAAGGCAATAACGGAGGCTCCGGCACGGCCAGCCAATGGTTTGGCGGCGGCGGCGGTGGTGGCGCTGGAGCGGTTGGAGGCGACGCTGCGACGTCCCCGACCACGACCGCTGGTCACGGTGGCGCGGGGTTGGCAAATAGCATTACGGGGTCATCCGTAACCAGGGCCGGTGGCGGCGGCGGGGGTATCAGCAATAATACCGGCGGGTCCGGTGGCACGGGCGGCGGCGGCGATGGCGGCGCTGATGACAACGGAACGGCGGGGACCGCCAACACAGGCGGCGGCGGTGGTGGAAGCGGCGGGAATAGTGCTGCGGGCGCTAAAAACGGCGGCGCTGGCGGCTCGGGCGTCGTTATCTTGCGGATGCTCACCGCTGACTATAGCGGCACGACGACCGGAAGCCCGACCGTCACGACAGACGGCTCTTATACCGTGCTGCAATATAATTCGTCCGGGAGCTACACGGCATGAGCCATTTCGCGAAAATTGAGAACGATGTCG